AAGGTGAAGGTAACATTGAGGCATGGGTTCAATCAAAGATTACTAAAGCAGCAGATTATCTTGATACTGCGGCAGATTATGTTGATAGTGGTGAGATGAAAGAGGAGGTTGTTGATACAGATACAATGTCTGATAAAAAACCTTTTGATGTCGCTATCAAAAAAATTATGAATAGAAAGAATAAAATGACGACGGGACAAAGAATTATCGCTCTCAAACAAGCAGGAAAACTTCAAGGTGTTGATGAGCAAATGCTTCCAGCGATTGATCCAGAAGCACATAAAAAGGCACAAAAGACTCAAAAACTTTTCAATAAGGGAACAAGCACTGATAATCCGAACGAAAAAGAAATATTCTTAAAGAGAACTGGCCCACAACTACCATTAGCAAAAAAAGAAACTAAAACACAAGTTGCTCATTTTGAACCAGAAGGTGAAGTGATTGATGAGAAGTGCTGGCCTGGTTATAAGAAAAAAGGTATGAAGACGATGTTTGGTAAGAGATATCCAAATTGTGTTAAAGCAGAAGGATTCTCTAACTGGAGAGCAGAAATGGGTTTAAGTGAGGATTGGCAAAAAGTCAATCGTAAAGATAAAACTGATGGATTAAGTCCTGCCGCTGTAAAAGCATATCGTCGTGAGAATCCAGGTTCAAAACTTAAAACTGCTGTAACTGAAAAAAATCCAACTGGTAAAAGAGCATCTCGTCGCAAATCATTCTGTTCAAGAATGGGTGGAATGAAAAAAAAATTAACTTCAGCAAAAACTGCAAGAGACCCAGATTCAAGAATCAACAAAGCCCTCCGTCGTTGGAACTGTAATTAATGAACGGACCTATTAAAATTTTAGGAAACTCTCAACAATTATCAGGAATAGGAACGACAGTTTCAGATATTAATGGACTTGGAGCACAGTATGTTTTAATTCAACATACTGGATCTGGAAATCACTATGTAATTGAAAAAACTGGTGCTGGAGTCACTGTTGGAACAGTTTATATGCCGTCCGAATCATTTTTATTAATGAAAAAAGAAAGAACTAATATTATATCTGTCGATAGTGGAAATGATATTTACGCAACTTCTGTAGTGTATCAAGGATAAAAAAACATTTTATGACTGATAATGTATATCTTGGCAATCCTCTGCTCAAAAAAGCCAACATTCAAATAGAATTCACCGAACATCAAGTTGTTGAGTTCTTAAAGTGTAAAGAAGATCCTGTATATTTTGCAAGAAATTATATCAAGATTGTATCTCTGGATCACGGTCTAGTTCCTTTTGAGTTGTATCCATTTCAAGAGAAATTGATTGATAATTTCCATAAGAACAGATTCAACATTTGTAAGATGCCCAGACAAACGGGTAAATCTACAACTGTTGTTTCTTATTTACTACATTATGCAGTATTCAACGATAATGTCAATATTGCCATTCTTGCAAACAAAGCATCAACTGCAAGAGATTTACTTGGAAGATTACAACTTGCTTATGAGAATCTACCAAGTTGGATGCAACAAGGTATCATATCGTGGAATAAAGGATCTCTGGAATTAGAAAATGGCTCCAAAATTTCATCTAACTCTACTTCGTCATCTGCTGTCCGAGGCGGATCCTATAATGTCATCTTTCTTGACGAGTTCGCTTTCATCCCGAATCACATTGCTGATGACTTCTTTGCCTCTGTTTATCCTACTATTTCTTCTGGACAAAGCACGAAGGTAATCATTGTATCCACACCACGCGGTATGAACCACTTTTACCGCATGTGGCATGACTCTGAGAGGGGCAAGAACGAATATGTGCCTACTGATGTGCATTGGTCTGAAGTGCCTGGTAGAGACGCTGCCTGGAAGGAACAGACGATTGCTAACACATCAGAACAACAGTTTAAGGTTGAGTTTGAATGTGAATTTTTAGGATCTGTTAATACGTTAATTAATCCAGCAAAATTAAGAAATTTCGTTTATGAAAATCCTATTAAACGAAACGCCGGTCTTGATGTATATGAAGATCCAAGAGAAGAAAATAATTATCTAATCACGGTAGACGTTGCTCGTGGACTTGGTAATGACTATTCAGCATTTATCGTTTTTGATATTACAAATTTTCCTTATAAGGTTGTAGCAAAATATCGTAACAATGAAATTAAACCGATGCTTTTTCCAAGTGTAATTTATGAGGTCGCAAAGGGATATAATGATGCCTGGTTATTAGTGGAAGTTAATGATATTGGAGATCAGGTAGCAAATATTCTACACTTTGATCTTGAGTATGATAATATTTTAATGTGTGCTATGCGTGGCCGTGCTGGTCAAATAGTTGGATCTGGATTTAGTGGTAAAAAATCTCAACTTGGTGTAAGGACAACAGCAGCAGTAAAGAAATTAGGTTGCTCAAACTTAAAAACCTTGATGGAAGATGATAAATTACTGACAGTTGATTATGATATTATTTCAGAATTAACAACATTCGCTCAAAAACACAATTCTTTTGAAGCAGAAGAAGGTTGTAACGATGACTTGGCGATGTGTCTTGTTATTTTCTCCTGGTTGGTCGCTCAAGATTATTTCAAAGAAATGACGGACAATGATGTTCGTAAAAGAATTTATGAGGAACAAAAAAATCAGATTGAACAGGATATGTCTCCTTTTGGATTCATTGCGGATGGATTAGATGATTTCATGGTCACAATTGATGAAGAAACTGGAGATCGCTGGATATTTGCTGGATCTAAAAATGAACACAATCCATTGGAAGTTTGGAATGTAGATGAATACGGAGATCACTCTTACATGTGGGAATATAGATAATGGACTTAGACGATCAGTTTGAGATAGAGCATTTATGTTTTACTGATCGAAAGTGTAGAATTTGTGGGATAAAAAAAAATTTAATAGAAAGTTTTTATCGCACAAGAAAAAGTCGCACCATTTCATCTTCTTATTCATATGAATGTAAAGAGTGTACAGTAAAAAGAATTCAAAACTCTAGAAAAAAGAAAAATTACTCTTCTGAGTGGAATTATCCAGACTGGTAATTGTTCACGCATCGTTTCCCTACTAGAAATAACCTTTTTAATAAATAATTTTAGAATAATTCTGGACTTGTAGGAGAATAAAGATGCCGCTAAATTTAGCATCTCCTGGAATTGTAGTAAGGGAAATTGATTTAACACTCGGAAGAGTTATCCCATCATCAAATAAAACTGGTGCAATTGTTGCTCCTTTTGCTAAGGGACCTGTAGACGAACCAACATTAGTAGAAAATGAAAATGATTTATTAACTAATTTTGGAGAACCATACTCAACAGATAAGCATTATGAGCATTGGTTATCTGCCTCATCTTATCTTGCATATGGTGGTTCATTAAGAGTTGTAAGAGCAGATAACACTCTTTTAAGAAATGGATTTGTAGGACCTTCAACTTCAAGTATAAAGATTAAAAGTTTAGAGCATTACGATGCTTTAGGATATGATGAAAATACACTTGCTGGAGTCGTAGTTGCTGCTAGAAATCCAGGATCTTGGTCTAATGGTTTAAGAGTAGCAATTATTGACAGTAAAGCTGATCAGACTTTATCAGGTATTAATACTGGAGCAATTGTTGAATTTGTAGAAGATATTAGTAATTTAACAGGAACTATTGTAGGTAGTGCTAATACAATTGGTATTAGTACTGATTCTATAACTTTAGGATTAGAAGTTCGTTGTGATACTAGTGATGTAATTAGCACAGGCACAACAGTCATTGCTATTGGAAATGGTGTTATTACAATATCAGATTCATCTGAACAAGCAGGAATTGTAACCGCTACCTTTGATTTTGGTACGACTACAACTTCTAATCCTATGCAAGTTGGATATGGAATTGAACAGTCTGTTGCAGGAAAAATAAATCCAGGCGCAGGATCAACTTCAATTCTTGATGGTTATCTAAAGGGAATTATTACAAAAATTGGAGAATCATCTATTGATGTTAAAATTCTTTCTCATGTTTCTGAGGTTGGAACTGAAACACAAGTAGATTATCAACCATTAGGTACTTGGGCATTTTCTAGTTCAGGTTCTATTGGAGTTCATACTAATGGTCAATCAGTTTCTTATGGAACTACTACATATACATCAAGAGCAGACTGGTTTGATCAACAAACGATTGGTTTAACTACATCATCATCAATTAATTGGAATACCATTGCACCAAGACCCGCAACTTCAGCATATGCAGCAGCAAGAAATTCAAGATTTGATGAAGTCCATGTTGTAGTAATTGACGCTCTCGGATCAATTACTGGAAATGCTGGTTCAATCATTGAAAAGCATTTAGGACTATCAAAAGCAACTGATGCGGAATTCTCAGTAGGAAGTCCATCTTATTGGAGAAAGTATCTTGTAAATAATTCAAAGTATATTTTTGGTCTTGGTGCTCCCGCAGGAATTGTAACAACTGCATATAGTTCCGATTTTACTCTTGCCTCTGATGTTGGTTGGGATCAAGAAGCAGAAGGAATTATCTTTGCTGCTACTGGATCTTCAACAAATATTCTTGCTGGTGGTAAAGACTACGGCGGAATAGTTGGAATTGAATCGACTGGTGCTCTTACAGCATCACTAGGAAAACTTTCAGAAGGTTATGATTTATTTGAAAATACTGATAACTATACTATCGATTTTCTCTTGATGGGATCTGCAGCATATAATATTACAACTGCTCAAGCTTTAGCAAACAAACTGATCTCTGTTGCAGAGTTAAGAAAAGATGCAATTGCATTCATCTCACCATACAGAGGCGCTGCATTAACTGATACGTTATCTCAAACAGAAGTAAATATTAATTCTGCTGTTGACATTACTACTAATGTACTTAGTTTCTATGCTTCAGTAGCTTCATCTTCTTACGCTGTGTTTGATAGTGGTTACAAATACATGTATGATAGATTTTCAAATACTTACAGATATGTACCATTGAATGGTGACATTGCAGGTCTTTGTGCTCGTAATGATATTAATAATTTCCCATGGTATTCACCAGCAGGGACAACAAGGGGTTCAATTCTTAATGCAGTTAAACTAGCATATAATCCATCAAAAACTCAAAGAGACAAACTTTATTCAAACAGAATTAACCCAGTTATCTTCTCACCAGGATCTGGAATCATTCTCTTTGGTGATAAAACTGGTCTTGCTAGAGCATCTGCGTTTGACAGAATTAATGTTCGTCGCCTCTTTGTTTATCTTGAAGATGCAATTTCAAGGGCAGCAAAAGATGCTCTCTTTGAATTTAATGATGAGGTTACAAGAACAAACTTTGTAAATACTATTGAACCTTTCCTTCGTGATGTACAGGCAAAGAGAGGTATTTTTAATTATATTGTTATTTGTGATGAAACAAATAATACTGCTGCAGTAATTGATAATAATGAATTTGTTGCAGACATCTATGTCAAACCAGCAAGATCAATTAACTTCATTGGTCTGAACTTTATTGCCACCAAGACTGGTGTTGATTTTGAAGAAGTAATCGGAAACTTTTAATTTAGAGGTTTAAACAATTATGGCAACTAGACAACAACTAAATCCACCTCCTTTAAGAAAGATTACTGACTTCAAAAGTAAGTTAACTGGTGGTGGCGCAAGAAGTAATCTTTTTGAAGTTGTACTTTCATTCCCAGATATTGCACCAGCAGATACTAATATTCTTGACAAAGCAAGATTTTTGGTAAAAGGTGCAAACCTACCAGCATCAAATGTTACCCCACTCGATGTTCCTTTTAGAGGTAGAACTTTAAAAGTCGCTGGCGACAGAACTTTTGAAAGTTGGACTATTACTATTCTGAACGACACTGATTTTTCAATTCGTTCAGCTATGGAAAACTGGATGAATAAAATTAATAAAGTTTCTGATAATACTGGAGAAACTGATCCAACAGCATATACTGCAGACGCTTTTGTTTATCAACTTGATCGTGATGGATCGACTTTAAGAGCGTATCATTTTTATGATGTATTCCCAACTTCGATTGGAGCAATCACTCTTGATTATGGAACAAGCACGATTCAGGAGTTTACCGCAGAATTCCAAATCCTTTGGTGGGAAGCAATGAAAGGTAATTCACCTGCTGCAGGCGGTCAAGACATTAACTAAATAATACATACAAGTAGTTCAAATTTATAAGATGGCGAAACTTTTTGGTTTTTCGATTGAAGATAATGTAAAAACACCTAAATCTGTAGTTTCCCCCGTTCCTCCTAACAATGAGGACGGGGTTGATCATTTTATCCAATCAGGATTTTATGGTCAATATGTAGATATTGAAGGTGTTTATAGAACGGAATATGATTTAATTCGTCGTTATCGTGAAATGGCACTTCATCCAGAGTGTGATAACGCAATTGAAAGTGTTGTAAATGAAGCAATTGTAAGTGATCTGTACGATTCACCTATAGAAATTGAACTATCAAATCTTAATGCTAGTGATCGTCTAAAAGAAGTTATCAGATCAGAATTTAAATACATCAAAGAAATCATGGACTTTGATAAAAAGTGCCATGAAATTTTTAGAAATTGGTATATTGATGGTAGATTATTTTACCTAAAAGTTATTGATCAAAAAAATCCTGAGGCAGGTATTCAGGAATTGAGATATATTGACCCCATGAAAATGAAGCATGTGCGTCAAGAAAAAAAAGTTAATGGTGATGAAAACGGATTTAGAAATTTAAATTTGATATCTAGATCTTTTGCACAAGATCAAGAATATAGTTTTCCTGAAATCGAAGAATATTTCGTTTATACTCCAACTCCAAATTTCCCTACAGGAACAATTAGTGGAGGATCTAAAAAAGGAGTTAAAATTGCAAAAGATACAATCACATACTGTACATCTGGATTAGTTGATAGAAATAAAGGAACTATTCTTTCATATTTACATAAAGCAATTAAAGCACTCAATCAACTTAGAATGATTGAAGATAGTCTTGTCATTTATAGATTATCTCGTGCTCCAGAACGAAGAATTTTTTATATTGATGTAGGCAATCTTCCTAAAGTAAAAGCAGAGCAATACCTCAAAGAGGTTATGAGTCGTTATCGTAATAAACTTGTATATGATGCAAATACAGGTGAAGTTCGTGATGATCGTAAATTCATGAGTATGCTTGAAGATTTCTGGCTTCCAAGAAGAGAAGGTGGTCGTGGAACGGAGATCACAACTCTTCCCGGTGGTCAAAATCTTGGAGAACTTAACGATGTTGAGTATTTCCAAAAGAAACTTTATAGAGCACTTGGAGTTCCTGAAACAAGAATTGCTGGCGGTGGTGATGGATTCAATCTTGGAAGATCTTCAGAAATTCTTCGTGATGAATTGATGTTCTCCAAGTTTGTCGGAAGACTTAGAAAGAGATTTGCTAATCTTTTTAACGACATACTTCGCACTCAATTACTTCTAAAAAACATTGTCTCTCCAGAAGATTGGGAGCAAATGAGTGATCATATTCAATATGATTTCTTATATGATAATCATTTTGCAGAACTTAAAGAAGCAGAACTTTTAACAAATAGATTAACTCTTGCAACGACTATCGAACCATATATCGGCAAATATTATTCCACCGAATATATTCGTAAAAAGATTCTTCGTCAAACGGATTCAGAAATTATTGAGATTGATCTTCAAATTGAAGATGAAATTGCAAAAGGAATTCTTCCTGATCCCAATGCACCAGTAGATGAAATGGGTAATCCAATTCCACAGGATCAAGCACAAGGAATAGAACAAGGTGCTGGTGGAGAGGTTCCAATTGAACCATCAATAGATGCCACGACAGTCGAAATACCAGAACCCAAAGGTGGGAAGATATAAATAATCTTATAAATATAAACTCATTTTATGGAAGAACTTATCGATTTGATTGCGACTGACGGATCACCTTCGGATGTTTCCGACAAAATTAAAGAATTATTATATGCTAAATCTTCTGAAAGAGTAGATTCTGCTCGTCCAGAAGTTGCAGCATTAATGTTTGGTGGTGAAGATCAAACAGGAGATACCGAATAATGGCAATAAAAGTTGTTCAAAATGTAAACAGAATTTCTCCAACTGTTTCAACAGCTTCAACAAGTAATCCGATTGCTCTTAAGAGTGGATATCTTAGAGTTGCTGCTGGACTTACTGCAGTATATGTAGAAAGTGGTGGAAATCCTGTAGTCACTACAAATTCTTTTTATATTTCTCCATATGGAAATGAAGTTTTAAAGGAAAGAATTGCTAGGCAGCAAATTGCTGGGATTACAACAGGAACCTCCACTGTGATTACATTTCCAAATAATGCAGGAAATCCATTTTTAATTGGAGATTATGTAACTATTGAAAATGCTCAACCATCTGGAATAAATACTGTTCATCAGTTAGTAACAGATCTGACAGATTCAACTTTAACATTATCAGCAAACACATCATCTATTGTTGGTGTAATTACAGTTACTGGCGCAACTGTTTCTAGAAGTGTAAAAATTGCCGCTCTTGCTGATGGTGGATCAACAAATATTAGTATTACAGAAATAGTTCAATTAGTTTCCGAATAAAAATGAAACTCATCACAGAAGAAGTATCACAAGTAAAATTCATCACCGAAGGAAAAGGTGCTGATAAAAAAATGTTTATTGAAGGTATTTTCCTTCAGGGTGATATTTGTAATCGCAATGGAAGAATGTATCCGATGGAAACTCTTTCCCGTGAGGTAAAAAGATATACAGAGGCATTTGTCAATAAAGGTCGTGCTCTTGGCGAACTTGGTCATCCAGATGGTCCAACCGTAAATCTTGATCGTGTTTCTCATAAAATTGTTTCTCTTACTTTTGAGGGAACTAATTGTAGAGGTAAGGCACAACTCCTTGAAACTCCAATGGGTAAGATTGCAAAATCTTTAATTAGTGAAGGAGTTTGTCTCGGTGTTTCTTCTCGTGGTGTTGGGTCACTCAAGATGACTAATGAGGGTCATAAAATTGTTGGTGAAGATTTCATGCTTGCAACTGCTGCTGATATTGTTGCCGACCCATCTGCACCTGATGCTTTTGTTCAGGGAATTATGGAAGGTAAAGAGTGGGTTTGGGAAGGTGGAATTCTTCGTGAAAAACTTGCCGAGCAAACTCAAAAGAGAATTAATACTCTAGTTGATCAGAAAAGATTAGAAGAACATAAGTTAGATTTATTCAACAAATTTCTTTCAAATCTTTAATTTATAAATAAATATAGATTATAACAAAATCAAAACAAATGTCCGTTGGTAGAAATTTACAAGAAATGGAAAACGTAGTAACCAAAGGAGCTGCACCTGCCGAACCAATGCAATCTGGTACTGGGGATATTACTCCAGGACAAACTGGCGCTTGGGAAGATCTCGGTGGCCCTACTCCAGAAAACTATCGTCCAGACGACGATTCAGCTGCACTCAAAACTCCTGGTGCAACTCTTGCTCAAGTTAAAGATGTAGTCAATGCAAAGGCTGCACCTGCTGAACCCATGAAAACCATGGCAAAAGAGGAAACTGAAGAGGAAGAGGATCTTGTCGATGAAGAAGAAGTCGATGAAGACGAAGAAGTAGTTGCTGAAGATGCCACAGAAGAGAAAGAAGAAGGAGAAGAAGAAGGGGAAGAGGAGTTTGATATCGAAGAAGATGTCAATGCTCTCTTAGAAGGAGAAGATCTTTCTGAAGAGTTCCAAGAAAAAGCGCGTACTATTTTTGAAGCTGCTATTCGTTCAAAAGTTTTTGAAATCAAAGAAGAACTTCAGCAAACTTATGAAAATGCTTTAATTGAAGAGGTTAAGTTTATTAAGAAAGAACTCACCGAGCGTGTTGATTCTTATCTTGAGTATGTTGCTGACGAGTGGATTTCTGAAAATGCACTCGCAGTTGAACAAGGTCTTAAGACCGAAATGACTGAATCATTCCTTGGTGGAATGAAGCAACTTTTTGAAGATCATTATGTTTCAATCCCTGAAGATAGATATGATGTTATCGAGAGTATGGTAGATAAACTAGATGAAATGGAGTCTAAACTCAACGAGCAAATCGAAAGAAATGTTGCTCTTAATAAAAGATTAGCAGAGTCGGTTGCTGATGTAATCTTTGCAGATGTCGCTGAGGGTCTCGCACTTTCTCAGAAAGACAAACTCACTGCTCTTGCCAAAAATGTTGAGTTTGATGGTGAAACAAACTATCGTGAGAAACTGGTAACTCTAAGGGAATCATATTTCCCATCAAATACTGGTACTCAAAGAGACGATTCTGAGAATCTGTCGGAACAAGCAAACCATGATGGAATTGAACGATCTTCAGTTTCACCAATTATGGAAGCATATCTTCAGACTCTTAGTAGAGTCGCTAAAAATTGATTTTTAGATTATAAGTCAAACAAAACTTTCTAAAGAGGTAAATTCCCAATGCAGATGTACAACGCTGAATATCTGCAGGAAAAGTGGTCACCAATCCTTGATTATCAAGGAATGGATCCAATCAAAGATTCGCATCGTAGATCGGTAACCGCTATCCTGCTCGAAAACCAAGAAAGAGAACTTCGTGAAGAGCGTTCATTCCTTTACGAAGCATCCCCAACCAACTCTGCCGGTACTGGTGGTTTTGGTGGTAGCGCATCCAATAGCACAGGTTCACCTGTTGCTGGTTTCGACCCCGTGCTGATCTCACTGATCCGCCGTTCAATGCCTAATCTGATCGCTTATGATCTGTGTGGCGTTCAACCAATGAATGGTCCTACTGGACTGATCTTCGCGATGCGTTCACGCTACACCAATCAGAGTGGAACTGAAGCATTCTACGGCGAAGCAGATTCAGCATTCTCTGGTCAGAACAGTAACCGTAACCTCACGGCAGGTTTCATTGATGGATCTGTAGGTCTTGGTACAACCGCTCAGCAAGGAACTAATCCAGGTCTTCTGAGCCCAACAAACCAAGGAACATCCCCAACCGACTATAACGTTGGCGAGGGTATGACCACTGGTAACGCTGAAGCACTTGGCGATGCTAACGGCAACTACTTCAACGAGATGGCATTCTCGATTGAGAAACTGACTGTTACCGCTAAGTCACGCGCACTGAAGGCTGAATATTCACTCGAACTCGCACAAGACCTGAAGGCAATTCACGGTCTGAATGCAGAAGCAGAACTTGCTAACATTCTCTCCACTGAGATCCTCGCAGAAATCAACAGAGAAATCATCCGTACCATCTATAAGGTTGCTGTTCCTGGTGCTCAGGTTAACACTGCTACCGCTGGTACTTTTGACCTCGATGTTGACTCCAACGGTCGTTGGTCGGTTGAGAAGTTCAAGGGTCTGATCTTCCAGATCGAGCGTGATGCAAACGCAATCGCCCAACAAACCCGTAGAGGGAAAGGTAACACCATCCTGTGCTCTGCAGACGTTGCTTCAGCACTGACCATGGCTGGTGTTCTGGATTACACCCCTGCACTCAACGCTAACCTGAACGTTGATGACACTGGCAACACCTTTGCTGGTGTTCTCCAAGGTAAGTACAGAGTCTACATCGACCCATATTCGGCAAACGTTGCTGCTAACCAGTTCTACGTTGTCGGTTATAAGGGTGCATCTCCTTATGATGCTGGTCTCTTCTACTGCCCATATGTACCTCTCCAAATGGTACGTGCCGTTGGTGAGCAAACCTTCCAACCAAAAATCGGATTCAAGACTCGTTATGGAGTCGTTGCGAATCCATTTGCGAAGGGTGCTACCGCTGCTTCTGCTGGAGACAATATTTCAACCAACTCCAACGTTTACTACAGAAGAGTCAAGGTTGCAAACCTCATGTGAGTCTTTCTCACAAGGTTACAGAGGACCCCACATGGGGTCCTTTTTTTATCTAAATACAAATAAAAATCATGGCATCAACTTTTGCTAATCAATTACAAAATAGAAATTTTCTTTCACCTGTTGGTTTTAAATTTACTTTAGCAAAAGAACCAAAAGTTGCATTTTTTTGTAATAGTGCAAAAATACCTGAAATTACATTAGAAACTGAATTGCAGTCCTCATATCTGAAAGATATTGATGTACCTGGAGATAAAATTGTTTATGGTGATTTATCTTTAAGGTTTTTAGTTGATGAAGACATGGTAAATTATATGGCAATTCATAATTGGATTACTGGTCTTGGATTTCCAGAAACAACTCAACAATATGGAAATCTAATTAAAGATGAAAATGGATTACAAGATCCAAAAAAAGCATTCAGTGATGGAAGTCTTTATATTTTGGATAGTAATTATAATACAAACGCTGTTGTAAAATTTAAGGATTTATTTCCGGTTTTTTTGACATCTCTTGAGTTCAATTCAACTCAAACGGATGTTCAGTACTTTACAGCAGAGGTATCTTTCAAGTATACTATCTACACTATCAATACAAATCCATGAATCTTGATGAAATTCAGGAGATGTGGCAGAGAGATTCTGTCATTGACCCTGATAATTTACATGATGAATCTTTAAAAATTCCTCAATTACACTCAAAATATTATACCATCTATAATACAATTACTCTGTTGCGTGAAAAAGCAAGAGAAACTTATAATAGAGTCAAACTTGAAAGGTATAATTATTACACTGGAAAGGCGCCAGTAGAGGTCTATGAGGAAGAACCTTTCCCTTATAAGGTTAGAGATAAAGAGGCGTTACAGAGGCATATGGACGCTGATGAGAGGTTGAATAAAATAGACCTTAAAATTAGATACTATGATATTATGCTTAAGTTTTTAGAGGAAGTGATTAAGTGCATATCAAATAGAACGTTTCAAATTAAGAACGCTCTAGAATGGCACCGTTTTCAAGCAGGTTTCAATTAATGAAATAAATATTCATAACTGATATGTTATGAATGTCCCATTTGATTATCTCAAAAAAGAATGAGGTATTTCTTCAAGTTGAGGCAGAAGCACACGTCTATTATGAATTAAGAGACGCATTTCAATTTGAAGTCCCAAACGCCAAATTTGCTCCCGCTTACAAAAATAAGTGGTGGGATGGATTTATCTATCTTTTTAATATCAATACAAAAGAAATATACGTTGGTCTATTAGATAAACTCATAAGATTCTGCGAACAACACAACTACACTTATGAGTTTCGAAATAACAAATATTATGGTCTTCCCTTTGAAGTCAATGATATGATTTCAAAAGAAGGAGTCAAGGATTATATGACTTCTATTTGCAAGTATGCTCCCCGTGAGTACCAAGTTGAGGGAGTATACGACGCTTTAAGACATAATCGAAAGTTGTTGATATCTCCAACTGCTTCTGGAAAGTCGTTGATGATATATTCGATTGTCCGATATTACGTTGAGAAAGGACAAAATACTCTGATAGTCGTTCCGACGACATCCCTTGTAGAGCAGATGTATAAAGACTTTGCAGATTATGGATGGGATGTGGGTTCATACTGTCACAAGATCTATGCTGGAAAAGAAAGAGAAACGGACTCTCAGGTGATCATTACGACCTGGCAGTCCATCTACAAACTTCCCCGACAATATTTCTCAAGATTTAATGTGGTCGTAGGAGATGAAGCACACCAGTTTAAATCAAAGTCATTAGTATCTATAATGACAAAACTTTCAGATGCTAAATTTCGTTACGGTTTCACAGGAACTCTAGACGGCACACAAACACACAAGTGGGTTCTAGAAGGTCTATTTGGTCCTTCCTATAAAATCATCAGAACAGAAGAACTGATGCAGAAAGGTCACGTTGCTAAATTGGATATTAATATACTTCTATTGAAACACTCACCACATAAATTTGAAAATTTTGAAGAGGAAGTTCAATACATTATTAATCATGAGAAGCGTAATAAGTTTATCAGAAATCTTGCCCTTGATCTCAAAGGTAATACTTTAATTCTATTTTCTAGAGTCGAAGGACATGGACAACCTTTATACGAACTCATAAATAGTAGCACAGTTGAACAACGCCATGTGTTCTTTGTGCATGGTGGTGTAGATACAGAAAACCGAGAAAAAGTCAGAGAAATTACCGAAAAAGAAAATAACGCAATCATTGTTGCTTCATACGGAACTTTTTCTACTGGTATTAATATTAAGAACTTACATAATGTTATCTTTGCTTCACCGTCCAAATCAAGAATCAGAAATCTTCAGTCAATCGGTAGAGTTCTCAGAAAAGGTGACAATAAAACCAAAGCAACTCTATATGACATTGCTGATGATATCAGTTATAAGTCAAGAAAAAATTATACACTCAATCACTTAATCGAAAGAATCAAAGTTTATAACGAAGAAAATTTTAATTATGATATTGTAAACATACCGCTAAAGAACTAATGGGAGAGGAGTTTTACGCAATCATTAAACTAGTATCAGGAGAAGAGATTCTATCATTAGTCATGGTAGATGAAAATAATGGTGACCCTGTGATTGTCCTACAAAATCCAGTGACCATGAAAACTTTTCATAATCATCAAGGAACACATCTCAAGGTTAAACCATGGATTGAAATGTCTGATGATGATTTTTTTATGATTAAACTTGATAAAATTATTACGATGACAGAAACTAAAGATAAAAGATTAATTAATATTTACAACAATTATATTGAAGACGATGATACAATAGATGTTTATAATCCATCAGGTAAAGTAAAACCATCCTCAAAGATGGGTTATATCTCTTCAGTCGAAGATGCTCGCAAGAAACTTGAGAATCTCTTTAAAGGTATTAAAGAAAGCTAGATTCTCATCTTCAACGGAGACAAACCTAGTCTACTGGTAATTTTATATCTTGTCAAGCCTTTGTGAAGTGTGTTATAATAAATAAAAATTATAATGAATGAGTCCAATGTTATGTCAAAAAAGAAAACTGAACATTATGTAAATAACAAAGAGTTATTAGAAGCATTGGTAGTTTATCGCTCAAAGGTTGAAGCAGAATACTTAAAAAAGTATGGGAAAGATTTAACTAAGCAACCAAAGGAAGAAAGAGCAAAGCATTGGGAAGGTAAACCACCGATCTCAAATTATCTGGGTGAGTGTTTCTTGAAGATTGCGACTCATTTATCATACAAACCAAACTTTGTGAATTATATGTTCCGTGAGGATATGATTTCTGACGGAATTGAAAACTGTGTTCAATATATTCACAATTTTGATCCGGAGAAATCAAAGAACCCTTTTGCCTACTTTACTCAAATCATTCACTACGCATTTTTGAGAAGAATTCAAAAGGAAAAGAAACAACTGGAAATTAAGACCAAGATTATTGAACGCACTGGGTTTGATGAGGTTATGATGGTTGACGATAGCTTGCTTTCTGGGCATAGTAGCGATTATAATAGTATCAAAGATGCTATTCAATACAGGAACCGATGACCTTTTCTAACTCGAGTTAGAAATAGATATGACTAAACCAAAATACACACCAGAAGAAAGAAAAAGAATAATGGCGGAAAATTTATTAAAAAACAAAGAAAAGGCAAAATCAAATGGTTATACACAAAAAAGTGTTGCTCGTGAAAAGGCAATAGAAGAAGGTAAAAAAACTTACATTGGATCAGTTGCTTGTAAACATTGTGGCAGTTATGAAAAATATGTTTCTACTTGGAGTTGTGCTCCCTGCGCCATATCAAGAGGTTTAGAAAAACTTAATAATGAAGAGTTGATGAAACCTTATAGGACAAAAGAGAAGCAAAGTAATAAAACATATAGATATAGATCTAAAAAGTTTGGTGAAGCACCTATCTTGACTGAGGAAGAGCATCAACAAATATTGGAAATTTACAAGGAGTGTGCTAGAATAACTGAGGAAACTAGAATTCTCCATCATGTTGATCATGTACACCCTATCTCTAAAGGTGGAAAACATCATCCAGATAATTTACAGATTTTGACTGCTATTGAAAATATTCGTAAAAGTAATAAGTTGTTATGAAAATCGGAATTTTGACAGATAGTCACTATGGTGCAAAAAAAGGATCAAAGTATCTTCACGACTACTTTGAACTTTTCTATAAGAATGTATTTTTTCCTGCCCTCGAAGAACACGGGGTAGAAGCAGTCATTCATATGGGTGATGCTTTTGATAGTCGTAAGTCAATTGATTATCAAAGTTTGGAGTGGTCAAAAAGAGTTGTATTTGACCATCTGAAAAAGTATGATGTTCACATGATCATCGGCAATCACGACACCTACTACAAATCAACCAATAGTGTTAATTCTCCAGGTCTTCTTCTCCAGACTTATTCAAATATTAAGACTTATAGTGAAGCAACAGAAGTTACTATTGGTGGACTTAAGATTTTGTTCTTGCCTTGGATTAACCCAGAAAATCAAGAACAAACCTTCAAACAAATTAAAAAAACCAAAGCAAAAGTTGCAATGGGACACCTAGAACTTCAAGGGTTCCGTGTCAATCGCAATCTGATTATGGAGGAGCATGGACTGGATGCAGATATTTTTAAGAACTTGACAAAGGTATTTTCAGGTCATTACCATACTCGTTCTGACAATGGACGCATTTTCTATCTTGGCAATCCTTATGAGATGTACTGGACGGATGTAAATGATACTCGTGGGTTTCATATTTTTGATACAGAAACACTAGAGCATACTCCAATTAACAATCCTTATAAATTATTCTATAATATCTACTATGAAGATACTCCATATCAGTTGTTTGATGCGACTGAATATGAGAACAAAATTGTCAAGGTGATTGTTCGTAAGAAATCAAAACCTAAAGATTTTGAAAAGTTTATTGACAAACTTTATACTGTAGGTATTCAAGATCTCAAAATTGTTGAGAACTTTGATATTCAAGAAAATGAAGATTTTGAGATTGACGAAGAAGAAAATACAATGTCAATTCTAAATCGTTATATTGACGAAGCAGAATTTGAATTTGATAAGAACATCATCAAAGGCATTTTTCAAGATCTTTACAGGCAAGCTTGCGAAGTAGAGTAATGTTTCTCCTTACACTCAAAGACAAAAAAGACGACGGTGCTTATGCAGTTAAGGATCAATATGGTCAAAAAGTCTTATTTCTATTTGAGGATGAGGATGATGCGGTAAGATATGCTCTACAATTAGAAGACCAAGAAGATACTGAAATGGATGTGGTTGAGGTTGATGATGACCTTGCCATAAAGACTTGTAAGATGTATAATTACCGTTATGCCGTGATCACTCCTGACGATATCGTTATTCCTCCAAAAGATGCTAGTATTCCACAAGATTAGATATAAGAACTTTCTCTCGTCTGGTAACCAATTTACAGAGATTGACTTTGAAAAAAATCATACAAACTTGATTATCGGAACTAATGGTGCAGGTAAATCTACTGTTCTCGATGCTCTCACTTTTGTTCTATTCAACAAACCATTTCGTAAGATCAATAAACCTCAATTGGTGAATACAAGCAATGAGAAAGATTGTTTGGTTGAGATTGAATTTACTGTCAATAGTCGTGACTATTTGGTTCGTCGTGGAATTAAACCAAATATTTTTGATATTGAGGTGAATGGTAATGCACTTCATAAAGAAGCAGATGATCGTGCAAATCAAAGAATTCTAGAAGAAAATATCCTTAAAGTTAATTACAAGTCTTTTACTCAGATTGTGATTCTGGGTAGTAGTACTTTTGTGCCTTTTATGCAACTTGCCACTTCACATCGTCGTGAGGTGATTGAAGATCTTTTGGATATTCGCATCTTCTCCGCAATGAATGCTCTGATCAAAGACAAGATTCGTGAAAAAAAGGATCAAGTTAAATCTCTTGAACTGAAGAAAGAAACTCTTAAGGACAAGATGAAAATGCAGCAAGAGTTCATTGAAGAACTTGAGAATCGTGGTAATGCCAATATTAATGCCAACCAAGAAAAGATTGCCAAGTTGGATTCGGAAGTTGGTGTTTATATGACTGAGAATGCCCGCACAGAAGAGGATATTTTTAGGTATACAAAGGAACAAGAAGAAGTCATTGGTGCGGATGGTAAGTTAGTAAAGCTTAACAATCTTAGGGGTAAAATATCTCAAAAAGTAACTGCAATTACTAAAGAGCATAAGTTTTTTACTGAAAATACGGTCTGCCCCACATGCACACAGTCCATTGAGGAGGAGTTCAGAATAAATAAAATTACCGACGCTCAAAATAAGGCAAAGGAACTCCAAAAAGGATATCAAGACTTAGAGGAGACTATAAAAATAGAACAGGAGAGAGAGCGTCAATTCATTGCACTTTCTAAGGAGATTACGAAACTCAATCATGAGATTTCTCAAAACAATACTCGGATTGGACTTAA